GAGCCACACCAAACGCTGCGGAGCTACCCAACGTGCTACCTGCTGCTACAACGCTGGCATCCTGTGTGATGAGGTACTGAAGCCTGCTGATACCAGTGACTTTGGTACGCACAAAACCTTCCATCGCCACACGTCCCACTGCTCCAGCGGCAATGTTTGCGACTACCACACCAACAAAGGGACCAGCCGCTCCTACAACTGGCAAGACGAAGCTGCGGTCCGCGTTGGGATCCAACATCACCACATCGCCAGGTACTCTGGCAGCACCAGAGTTATTGACCATGTCCTGGCTCAACCCGCCAGTAAGTGTGATGGTGTTGAAACTCCAGCTTCCTGTGATGACCTCGTTGAAGTCAAAGAAAGTGGAGCGATCACTCAACCCAGAGTTGAATCTGGTGGTATCCCGCACACCAGCATTAGGTGTTGGGTCATCATCAGTGACCTCGGGAAGCAAGAATCCGTGTCGTACTGTTGTCTGCATCTATTGAAACCTCAGATCTGCCCAGGATACGTTACCGATGTCTGCCCAGGTGTTGTTCCACATATTGCTTGCGTCACCGTGCCAGGTCACTTCGCTATAGGTGATGGTGTAACCCAGATGCGATGGCTTGATGCGCTTCACCATCAGATCAATATTCGTCTGTACGTTAGGTGGAAAACCCTTTGGCTTGAGGATACGGATTTCGAAGCTGTAGCGCCTTAGATCAGCAGGTGGCAGATCGAACTTTTCAACGATTACAATCTCATCGGCGTAGTTAGCGATCTGAGAGTGTATGTATGCAGGTGTAGGGGTTGCCGTGGACTGCATCCTAGCCAAGATACCAGCCCTGCGTTCTGGCAATGTCAGTGTGTTATCAGCAGGCGCACTGAACATCTCTTCCCAGAGCGTCATTGCCTGTTCGTTGGCAGTACGCACAAACCATGCCGAATGCATCGGTTCTAAGTTAGCAGTAAGGGTCTGGTTGAGCGCTGCCTGGATTTCACCATCACGCATGAAGCGTGTGAAGCGATCAATGGGGTCAAACTCAAACCCCACTGCCATGAGGAACTGCTGCATGAAGTCGTCTTCTTCCCAGTATGTGGGAAGATTCTCCATGAGGATTTCTCCCCATCCGTAGAACTGGTCTTCTCTCATACAGCCGTTACCGTCCCTGCCACTGGTTTTTCCGTACCTGTTACTGTGACATCCGCAGTGCTAAACGTCGATGCCCCTGCCCTGCGGATACCGTAGCCCGTCGAGTACATGTTGAAAGTATCGATACCCTTGATGCCTTCAAGCGCTGCTTGCTGGACACGATAGAATAGCACAAATCCATCGTCGCCACCAACAGGCATTGCGTTGAGGTAATCGATGATAGCCTGTTTCACATCCTGCTGCACAGCCGCCAGACTGAAGCCATCCTGGACAGTAAGTGTGAATCGCGCCTCTACCAGTACCGCTACAGCAGCCTCTACCGTTACGTGCGCACCAATAGGTCTACGAGTCTCTATATAATCGTACACCTTGCTCACGGTAGCAGCATTCGAGATAGTGTTATCGGAGTTGATGATCACCACTTTGACGGTACCGTAGCCGTTCCACTCTTCGATCACACTAACCGCACCCAGGCTAGTACCAGGAGTCTCACGTGCCCAGATCTGATAGTCTGTGTCGTTACCGCCAGCAGACCTCTGGCGCACAGTAAGTAGGAATCGCGACAAGAACAATCTGTCCGACTCCATATCTACGCCGTTGATTGCCGCTACGGGGTTGACCACGTGACTAACGAAAGCCACAGGTGTTGTCAGTCTGTTGATAGCTCCTGCCAGTACATTGCCCGCTTTTCCAGCTCTAGCTGCCTGTACTGCGACACCAGTGAAGATCCTGTAGGTGGACGTAGCGTCAGGAATACCACCAGTATCCCACTCTGCAACGTTTAGAACCTGAGCAGTGTTATTGATGACCTTCCGCCACTGCCCAATTCCCTTGCCCAGAGTAATCAAGACATAGTAATCTTTCCACTGGTCTACTGTCCACGCCGCAGTATTGTCCGACAAGCTAGTTGTCGTAGCGCCAGATACCAGACCAGGAGAAGCAACTTTGAAGATAATAGGCGCAGTTTCCAAGCTGTTGAATACCAGAGGTCGGTCTCTAGTATTCGGTACAGCCGTAGTGCTGAAACCTATGGTGTTAGGGATCACAGTGTTGTTCGCAGCCGTGATCTCCATCACTGTAGTTGCGAAACTGGCAGTGTTGCGCAGTACACCGTGCTCTTCAGCACGTAGGTCTAGTAGAGCTCCACCCATGAACTGCGCAAAGCCCTGTGGGAACAGATCATCCAGGCGCTTGTAGATCCGCTCAAACTCGGGAGACTGTGCAGCAGTCATATCCCAAGGAACTTGACCCTTACGCTTGTCGTATGGTAGCCCATTGGGTGCTATCCCAACGCGGTCCATAATGCGACTCTGGATGATGTCTGTTGTATTGTTTGTCTGGAACGGCCGTACTGGCAGGTTCACACTGATACGGAACGCACCATCTAGCTGTGCAACATCCTCACCACCATTATCAACCAGGACCGAGTAGAACCCGATCGGGACAGTGTTGGCGGGCACAGTTGCATGCAGCATCTCGCTGGTCATCATTGCGATGTTCGACAGCGAGTATTCGATGGGCGGATCTTCTGGTATGATCAGTCTTGCGGTGGTGGTGGTGAGAAAACCAGACCCAGTAATCTCCAGCGTTGTGTCGGAGCCAACCTGAGTCAACGAAGGGGTTACTGTGTAGATGTTTGTCACCGAACTGTCCTTGCGAAACTGAATTCTTTCTCGTGGCCCGAAACGGACACCACACGGAAAGTGATGTACAGTGTGTCGCCTCGGACAATCGCATTGAACTGGTCTATTGCGCGTATCAGGTCAATAGGTGCCAATGCCTCCCGCACGTATGTTTCGGAGATACTTTGGATAGCCAGGTCGCTCAAGTTGCGCCCAATGATGACCCAGAAGTCCGAGCCAAAGTTCCTGTCGTAGGCAGCATACGTCAGACGCTCAGTTACGAGCGACTTGACTATAAGCTGCTCCAAGGTCATAGCAGGGTTGGCAAGCACAAATTCGCCCGCGTTGTTGAACACCAGGAGCTGGCCTCCAGGTACGTCAAAGTTCAACATTGGTGCTGCGCCCCATGTAGGTTGGGTACCAGGGTCTACGACGTCTACAGTAAACGCTGGATCCTCAAACCTTGGTACGGTAGTTACTGGCATTAGACCCTCGTGTGCATCTCCACAAGCCCGTTGACGTTGGATCTCTCGGCAGCACTGAAGATGGCATCAATGAAATCGAGCAGGTTGCGGTCAACCATACCCCATGCCATTGCTTCGATCTTCTGCCTCAGGTGGTCGTAGTCTGCATCCTCCAGTTCGAGAGTGTCGGTGCTCGCATCCAGTTTGTCAAGGATGCGAATACCTCTACGCAGTTCGTCGATGTGTACCCCGCGCTGAGGATCTAGTGGCTGACGAATGACAGTGCGGATAGCATCACTGTAGTCGATGCCTGCTGCACCCTCCGACGCTTCAATTACGCGCAATGGAATCTGTTTCATTGGATTCTCCTAATTATTTGTAGACTCATGGATTAGCCTCAACCGTCCAACCAGCACCGCCGCCCGTATTATGCCCAATGGAATAGGTGTTAGCCGCTGTTATCGTGTAGTATGACTGCATACCGTATACAGTCGGGACAGCACAGGCGGGCTGAGTACAGTTGATCACCGACCACGTACCAATCTTGGTAACCGTTGGGGTGATCACCTTCTGCACCTGCCAGTTCGTCATGAAGTGCCAGTTCGAACTGGCCCCCGCGTATCCAGCTATAGCGAGGTCACCAGTACCTGGGACACCGACAACTTCGTAATACCGCAGACATCGAGCCAAATCATCTGCCGGATGGAGTGGCGCGTAGTCCGCCGCCACGGAGCCAACTACCAGCATGGCTTCATCGAACCAAATGTTGTCTGTTGTTCCACCACTACCCAACCTCACGGCTATATAAGTAGCGTCGGTGGGCACCGTCCCAGTCACACGTAAGGTCGTGACCGCAGACGACGGGGCCGTTGCTGCCGGACTTATCGGATTAGTGCCGTCCGATACAAGCTGTAAGAAGTGCCCACCAGCCACACTGGTGAACGTCTTGACCGAGACAGAGACGGTCTTGCCCCGTAGTGATCTAACAAGACCTGGCTCCAGCTTCTGCTCGATGAACGCCCATCCACCAGACACATGGGTATACACCAGCTTGGCACAGGCTGTTCCAGACACCTGATACGTAATCTCCTGTACGACCTGGCATGACGACACACTGATAAATAGCTGCCAACGGTCAGCAGTCCATGCCTGATGAGTCAGGAAAACCCCGACACCACGTTGCCAGATCTCAAAGCCTCCATTGGTCAAGAGGTTCTGGCGCGCAGTGTCACTGCGCAGCTCAGCATTCGGTACCTGTTGGAAAGTCATGGGTTGGCCTCGGCAGTAATGCAGTTCCCGGCTGTGCCGTTATAGGTATACATATCCCCCGCTGCATTGGAGCTTATTTCCACACGAATTCCCCAAAGCGTTGCGGCAGCAGCGTTAGGTTGAGGTGTGTTGGCGACGTTCCATGTTCCGACCTTGGTCAGCGTCGGACTGACGGCTTTTGTGGCTTTGAAACCGTAGCTTACGTCGTGATACTGACCTGCGGCAGTCGCCCAAACACGCATCCAAAACTCGCCGCCGCCAGGAACACCAACAACTTCATAATATCGCTGACATCTAACAAGATCATCCGCCGGATGCAAGGGTATATAGTCGGCTGGCTGGGAGCCAATTACCAACATAGCATTGTCGAGATATACGGTAGCTGATGCAGTCCAATAAATGATTGGCACCACCATCGTCGCATCGTTAGGAATGGTGCTTGTAGCCGTAAGTGTCTGGTAGACACCGCCCCCGCTATTGTTGGGGGATGTTCCAGACACACCACCAGTCCCATCAGAGTACAGATAGAGATGCACAGCGTTTGCTACACTGGACTTCACTCGTATCGAGTAACTCAGCGTCCTGCCACGAACCCAATAGATCTCAACACCCTCGATGAATTGTCGTATCTGTGTGGCACCAGCCCCGTTCCCAAGCGTAAACGCCACTGCGGCACATGCTTGACTGCCTGTGTCATTGTTACTGGTGTCCCGACTAACAGACATAGAGTCCGTTCCGGTGATGAACGTTTGCCACCGATCAGACGTCCAGATCTGCCCCGTGGTCCCAAACGGCCCATTGCCGCGCTGCCAGATCTCAAACCCGCCATTTGTGAGCAGGTTGGCGCGGGCAGTATCCGAGCCAAGTTGTCGGTTATCAAGCAGCGGCGTGGGCACTAGACTACCAGAGTCCTACCAAGCGATTGATGAACGTCATGTCCACAGCTTCGAGTGCTGTATGTAGCCCGTTGATGGCAGACTTGATCAGTGTCTCATCATCAGGCGACATATTGTATGGTTCGGCTTTGAGATCAATACCCGCCAAACCATCGTAGTCATGGGTGATCATCTCCTTGATATCGATAAAACTACGCAGGTGAGTACCGATTGCGTAGTTGACATCATATGAACTACCAGGAGCTAACCCTGGTGTCGTCTTGCCGTAGATTGGCGGAGGTATGGTCATTGATCTTCCTTATCCTGGATATGTTGGTGTCGGAACAAAATAGGCAGTGATTGTGTACGAATCGTACTTGCCAGACGACGGGGCCGGAGTGATATAGAGCTGAGTTGTGGAATTGACACTTGGGCAGTTGACCATGCCCGCGAAAGTGTAGGTCATAGTCGGTGGAGGAGTACCACCCTGGATGTCAAAATTCGGGAAGACAACTCCTACACCACCACCATTGACGAGGATCTGCGCCTGCGGCCAGTTGTTACCACTAGGATGACTGAAGCTAGCGATGGTAAATTGGGCGATGACGATCCACTGTCCAACACGAGGCATAGCGACAGCAGTGAAAGCCTGATTACCACCGTTGAACGCCACAGCACCGCTGCTAGCGGATACTGAGACTGGTGTAGCGCCGCTACCCGGAGGGCCTATAGAGGCAACGGGCCACCAGCGCATGTACCAGTCGCCACTTGTACCTGCGACGTAAACTGGTTTTCCACCCTGGACGTCGGCGGTCATGTTGATGTACGAACCGAAGACGTATCCACCCGCAGCCATAGTCAAATGGCCGTTATGGGTCATCGAGTTCAGCGTACCACCTGAGATAGTCGTGTTAGCACACACCTGAGCGGTACTGGTATCGAGCAAGTTGAAACCCGTAGCGTAGTTCGTCGGTCCACCCGCTGGTAAGCCGATGCCTTGCCCCGAGATATTGTTATAGATGCCGTAGCCAGTAGTGCCAACTCGGAACCAGTCGACATTAGTGATCGCATTAGTGGCGATGCTGCCGTTAGCAGTCAGAAGGCCAGTAACTGTGACCGCTCCGTTGGCAGAGAGTAGACCGCCGACAGTAAGTGGTCCAGGTACCGAAATCAAACCAGCAAGAGAAACCGACAAGCGCGATGTCACCGTAGCAGGGTTGGCACTCGCAGGGGCCGAATACAGATCGACGCCAGCTCCATGTGCTACGATCAATCCGCTACCAACACTCGTGTCGTAGTGCATCCAGTTGGTGCCGTCCCAGTAGAGGTTGCCGCCCATATGCGTTCCGCTCTTGGACATCAACATCAGGTACTGTGTCGGAGACTCTACTGCTAGACTAGCATTGGTAGCACCACGCGGGATAATCTGCCCCGCACTACCAACAGCACCAATCAAGAGGCTGTTATTGACCGTCAGCGCACCAAGGGTAAGTGGATCAGGTACACTGCTACTGCCGCCACCACCCAATGCCGTCTCGACGCCTGCTGAAGTTAGCTTGTAGAAGTTGCCGTCCGCCTTGGGGTACAGCTTTAGCGAACCAGACGGGGGAGCGGCTGGCGTACTCGCCACAATCTGTTGGATTGGAGCGTTGACCTGTTGGCGGCTCATTTCGTATCTCCTGGCGAAAGTGCTTGTATAGCAGCATCATCTAGCACCCAACGTTCCTCACCATCAGTTGCCGCCACACGCGCTTTGACCTGAGCAGTAGCTTCTTCCAGACTTACCGCTGAACGAGCTCGACCTAGAGGACGCATCGCTAGTTGTACGTGCAACATCTGGCCGTACAACGCATCAGCTCCTCCACCTGGGGGCCACGTTGAGACAGAGCCACAGCCCTCAAAGGGGCATGGTACGATAACTGCATCCTGATTTGGTGAGCCATCAATGTTGGTACCATAGGTCACGGTTGCAGGGTCGAGTATCCCACCGTGTGGCTCCGGACGTGCATCGTCATGGATGTATGTCCACATACCATCAGGGTTGTCGAAGCTCGTCGGTCGGACGCTCATGGGTTTGCCTCCACGGAAAATCCTATGGGTTGTGGATTGATATAATACGGACCAGCCGCAGTTGCTGTAAGTGCCCATCGAGACATGGTAGGAGTAGTTGCGTCGTTGACTATGGTTGTCACGTTGCTAGCAACTCCAGTCCACTGTCCAAGTTGCGTGATAGTTGGGGATATTGGCTTGACGACCTTGTACGGCATCGAATAGTAGAAGACTTGGCTAGCAGCACCCGAATAGCCTGAGAAGATGAGCGCCGTACCGCCACCGATAATTTCATAATATCTAAGACAACGCGCCAGTTCTTCTGCCGGATGCAGTGGCACATAGTCGGCGGCAACCGCGCCGATCACCAACGTAGCTTGCCCTATCAGTGCATTACACGATGCCGTCATGTACATCTCAAACCAAACTGTCGTGGCGTCAGTAGGGACAGCAATCGTGACCGTTAGTTTGGTCCACACGCCTATCGGGCAGAAAGCTCCAATGTTTTGAGCATTCGTCCCGTCCGACGCTAGATTGAGCCGCATCGCGTTCGCCTGATAACAATACATCCAGGCACTCGCCGTAATAGTCCGGCCTCGCAGGTCGCAATCTGTCATCTTCAGGATTTGAAAAATCGACCCTGCGGCATTCCCGTAGGTGAACACGTCCTGCAAAATATTGCTCACCGCCCCGCCGAGTGTACTGCTCTGTTGCGAAACGCTGTGTGTACCTCCAGTTCCTCCCCCACCTACGCCCCATCGGTCCGCACTATAGCCTGTAGTGAATGGTCCGACACCTCGTTGCCAGATCCTAAAACCGCCATTGGTGAGCAAATTGCTCCGAGCCGTATCTTGCCCAAGCTCGAGATTGGTTGCTTGCTGACGGCTCATCGGCGGAGCTCCTGCACGTACAGCCACTGATAGTAACCCGTCTGAGAGTTTAGTGTACCTGAGTTCGTGCTCCAGTAAAGCTGGATTACCGGACTACCAGCCGCCAAGGTCACTGTAGCCAGAATTGGAACTAGGAAGTTGCCACCAGCAATCGGAGACGAACAGGCACCAAAACGAAGATTCTGGTCGACCCCACCAATATAGATGTGAACCGTGGACAACACACCGACCACGCTATGATAAAGTTGGATCATACCCTGAATAAGCAATGGGCCACCAGTGTAACCCGTCAGTGTGAGACCAGTTCCAAATCCAGAAGGCATCGGCACAGCCGTAGTCGAGGTCGTATTTCCCAATGGCGCTAACTGAAGAACCCAAATACCGTGGATAGCACTCGCAGCAAGCTTAGCAGTGGTAATCTGAGCATCAGCAATATCTGCCGCTAAGATCGTACCATCGATGATATTTGCGTTCGACACCGAGTTTGCGGCAAGCTTAGCATTTGTCACTGCTCCATCGGCAAGATCCGCCGTGGCAATGCTTAGATCTACTATATCGGTCCCACGCCAGGGATAACCTGCCAGCTTGCTCGTAGCTATACTACCGTCTGTAATCCCTGCACCGTTGTAAGATGTAGGTGGAACTACCGTCTGTACGGCATACTCGACGACGACTCGCTCTGTACCACTGAAAGTATCAGTAAACGTCAATACCGTTCCAGCAAAGGAATAGTTGCCGCTGGATGCAGACTGCACTACACCGTTTCGTGCGACCATCAGGATAGACTGCGGTACCTGGCTCAGTGTTAGTGTGCTTGCGGCAGCGGCAGGCATAAACTCCTCGTGGAGTGATGCAGATGGCCCCATTGCGCCAACGGCACCTACAGCCCCTACGACGTAAGTGATCAGGACGCGCTCACTGCCGTTGAATGCATCTGTAAACGTTACTACTGAGCCAGCGAAACTGTAGTGCCCATCTGTTCGAGATTGCACTGCTCCGTCGCGTGTGACCATGATAACGTCTGCTGGAGTCTTGCTAAGGGTAACTGTTGTCGCTGCCGCCGCAGGCTTGAACTCCTCGGTAACCGCAGCCTGTGGAGTAGCACTACCACCAGCAACGTAATCTACCGAGATTCGTCCATCTTCGGAAGCTTGGATCGCTGCGCTTAGTGTGAGGATCACTCCAGATATCGAGTAATGGCCTGCACTTTGATACTGCACCACACCACTACGAGTCACCAGCGGTATGCCCGTCACGATTGTCGGCAACGTGATGGTTGATTGCCCAACACTCAGGGTAGTTTCAAAGTGTGCTGAGTAAGCCTGATAGTTGAACGGAGAAACCATGTACTCTACATGCACGTCATCTGCCGTCAAAGCTGTGGTAAACGTGATGACACTGCTTGAGACAGTATAATCCCGCGTTGCCATCAAAGACTGACCGTTTACAGACACGTCCAAAATGGAAGCTGGAACTACAGGGAGTGTAACCGTACTGGCCGTCACTCCCTGTGCCTCATACACAGCAACCGAGTTGGAACCACCACCGCCGCCAGTCCCTGCTGCTGTCCAACCGACGTCATAGTTGGTGGCGGTGTTCTTGGCTAAGACTTGTCCAGTAGTCCCTCCAGTGGGTATTGCCCCTGGACCTACAAAACTGGTACCAGCGTAAATCGTACGGGGGCGCTGGTTACTCAAGCCAAAGTCTATTGTGTTGTCAGCAATCGGGAATAAGATACCACTGCCGACCACGACCCACTGCTGAGTTCCCCCTGCACCAAGATACAGCGCACCTGCCCCAATTAGTTGAAGATTCCGCGCAACACCAGTTCCCATTTGGGCAGTTCGGATATAAAGATTATTAGCTGTCCAGTCCAGGGACAAGCGCTCCCAATTCGAAGCATCAGTGTACGTGTTGTAGATACTCAGCGTCTGAGGATTGGTCCCGTTGCGCTGCTCAATAGTGTGGGAAGGGGACTGAAGTATTGATGTCGTGAGTGCCTTAGTGTATACTTGTCGGAGATACCACCCACCAGCAAGTCCCAGGTCGTATACGCCGTCCCCTATTGGAGACAGGTACGTGTTGGTCATAGCCCATCTGTTGCCACCAGCCGTCCAGAACTGGATGTTAGTACCGCCCGCTAGGTTTAGTGACGGAGCCGCAGAACGAATCCAGTCCGTGTACAGATTACCTGCGGTATAGATATCCCGCGGCCTACTGGCTCCGCTCGCGCCAATGTCATAGGTGTTGTCTGGCGAGAACGTAAGGTTCTGCGTCAGCGGCATGGTGATACCACTACTAGCGCCGATTGGCTGATACAGTGTGTCAGCCTGCGCCTTGGTCAGATAGCGTGCGTCAGCCTGGGCCAGCGTAAGACCACCCATGATGGTCTCAGTGCCCGCGGAATCCAGCTTGTAGTATTGCCCATCCGACTTGGGATAGAACCGCATCGAACCAGCAGGCGGGTTAGCAGGCTTGACAATCTGGGCTTGCTCAACGTAAGACGGCGCTAACAGTGCTCCAGGCAGCGTCAATGGAGCAGCCAGCTCTGTATTATCCCAAGGGATATCCTTGAGCATGATGTTAGCAACACGTTGTCTTGTCATGTTGTCTGCACCGGATTGAATTGATCTGTTGAATCTTTGTATGCCACTGCGTCTAGCCCACTACCGTAAGTTTGAAATTCCGTATTGTCCCATAATAACACAGGGAAACCAACAGCGTAAGTAAAAGTAGATCCGTTCCAGAGTACCAATGCTACGTTGATCACTCTACCGTGTGTAGTCGATCCTCCATTAGCCCTGGCGGTAAGACTATGCTTGGTGTTTATCTTAGTCGCTACCGTAAAGGATGCACCGTGGGTTATACCTACTATCAGTCGCTTACCACTGACGAAAGCAGTTGTAATCGTACGACCTGAAGATAATACAACGATGGGCTTCGCCCGCTGTATATTGCCCGCAACGCTAGCTGTACCCGTAATAGAGACACTCAGGGGGCGTCTACGGGTTATCTGCCCTGCCGTTACTGCCTTACCCGCACTTATATCGGCGAGATAAGGTACGCGACTCGGGAAACCTACTGCGATGGCTCTACCAGAAGAAACTACTACAAAGCTACGGGTTACGTTGATGAAAGCTGTAGTAGTCGCAATACCTATAGATGGTCCAGCCTGTATGGTAGCTTGAATGAAATCAATCAGGCCAGTTGCGGTCGAAGAACCAACCGAAGTTACAACTAGTGATTTCTTCCTGGTAAGGGTAGCCGATGCAGTAGATATGCCAACAGACGCAGCTACCAGAGATCGTCTTGCAGTAAGTTGCCCAGATGCACTAGCTACACCATCAGATTCAACGGTTAGGTTGCGTAGTCTGGTTATCGTAGCTATAGTAGTTGCGACGCCAGATATAGAACCTGTGAAGTTGACGTTCTTCCTGGTGAGTGTAGCTGTCGCAGTAGCCGTACCTGCGACGGTTGCCACCAGAGATCTTCTACGTGTTGGTGCGCCTGCGACTGTAGCTACACCTGAAACCGTGGCGGTTAGACGTCGCTTGGCAGAAGGCTGTGCGGCATCTATTGCCACACCTACCGATGCTGCTATCAGTGAACGCCGTCTAGTCGGTGCGAGAGCAACAGTAGTACCTTTTCCAGCCGCACTACCAATAAGATCAATCTTCCAGGGATTGCCTATACCCTTGGCATAATGTTCATTGAGTTCAATAAGTGCAAGTGGTCTGTTGTAGATCGCAATCTCATCAACGATACCATTGATAAAATCAGCATTGTCCCAACGCCGACCAAAGCGTAACCCTAGTCCAGGAGACAAGTATGTTCCTGGCTTGGTTGAGTCACTACCAGTCAAAACACCATTGACGTACAGACGCCCTGTAGTACCATCATACGTAAAGACGATATGCGACCAAGTATTATCAACAAGAGTAGTAACGGGCGTTATAATCGCCCAACCTACACCACCTTCGTGGATAGCCCCCTTGATATTGCGCGTACCGCCGTCGAACCACAATGTGTAATTGATATTCGAAGCATTATATTGGTCAGCAATCAAGCACGGCAACAAAGCCGATGTACCTTGAACCCCCAGACAATAGAACCATACCTCAACACTAAAGATAGCAAGAGGTAATGCTTTGACATCAACCTCTGCGGTGGTTGTTCCAGCCCCACCCTGGAAATAACGCATGTCTCCAGGTAAATTGACGTCAGCGTAGTTATTTCCGATGCCAGCACCATACGCTGTAACGGTTCCAACTACCGTACCTGTACGACCATTACCAGTGTGATCAAAGATGTTTGGCCCAGGTTCATCAAACGTCCAACGGCCAACCAATCCCGACATGCGTTCGACCGACACACCATAAGGATTGCGCGCTTTGACCCCCAACGCATAGTGGTTCTGGATAGTCGCATCTGGCAAAGTAGTGCTATAGACCGCAACTTCGTCTACTTGACCATCATTAGTTGTGGTGCCAGCAGGATCGGTACCAATACGAAACTTTGCTCCCGCTGGAGTATTCAAAGTACCAATACCAGCTAAACGACCGCAATCTTCCCCATTTATCATCAACAGCGTTTGACCGTTGACGTAAGCACCTACAAGATGATGCCAAGCACCGACTGCCAACACACGAGTTGAGATCGTAGCGTGCCAGGTATCGGTATATACATACCAATAAACCTTGCCATCACTGCCAACATACATGATGTGTCCGCCAGTATTGGCAGTGTTGCGTCGATCACATACGCTGAAGGCATTGGTCCACGAATCTGCCTTGACCCATCCCTCAACTGTGAGTGCGCCATTAGCACTTCTGGCTGCATAATGGGCAGCAATCTGTGTAGGAGTAAGAGCATAGTTATAGACTGCTGCGTCGTCAATGGTTATGTCAGTTACTGTAGCGCCATCTACGCGCCCAAGCTGACAACCACTACCAGATAGGGCACCTGTAGTAATGGCTGGAACAGCCGTAGCTGTCCGCCCCGAACCCTGTTGGATACCATTGATATAGATACGTTGGATACGTGTGCTCGGCCCCTCAAACACCCATACCATGTGATACCAAGTGTCCGTCAGAAGCCCAAACCCATTCGAGTAGTCGTCAAACCAGAAACCCAACTTGGCAATCTGGTTACCGTCGATCACACAATGGACAAGTTGGTCAGGATTATGTCCATCACCACAACTGAACAGTTGTTTGTCGCCGCCAGTCCACGCCCCATTGGACTTGATCCACATCTCAACGGTAAAGCCAGTCGTACCATTGAACGCAGTTAGTAATGGAGCTTGGACATATGTCGCTTGGAAGCGCGTGGCGGTATCACTATCAGCCAATGCGCTGGTCTGACCACGAATGACAGTACCACCAGTGAATGTGCCTGTCTTGGTATTACCACTGGAGTCATTGGCAGCAGTACCAGATGGTTCGTCTAGTCGCCAATAAACTTGCGGTGCATCTCTTCTTACAATACCATAATATGTATCAGGAGTAGGTGAGAAATCTGGGATATCAACATAATCATCAACACCATCAAGATTTACCGACGTACCAGCGGCAGGATCAGTTATTGCTCCAATAGCTCCCAACGTAGGGTTGCCGACATACGTACCATTATGTCTTCCTAGTTTACTAGAATCAAAGGCAATGGTGCTACCTGGACGCTCTCCAAGTCGCCAATAACCAGTCAAGTTAGCATTACCAACGACAGCAGCACCATACGCGTCGGAGGGTGTGCCACCAAGGATGATCCCATTGCACAGTGCTTGACCAGTGCTAACGCCAATCAGTGTCGGATCAAGCAAAAGAAACGCAATGCCTGTCTTGAAAGCATTGGCAGGGCTGAGTGTAGGATTGAAAGCAGGGGCCTGTGTATTTTGTGCGACCGTGCTATTATTGTGGTAGAGAGCCAACCACATAGCCGACCCCTGGTTCACCTGGCTGTCTAAAGTCAGACCTGTGGTGTTTCCCAGAGATGATAGTGACAACCATATATAGGCGAACTGCTCGTACCGTCCACCTCCAAGTGCGCCAGTCGCAGTCGGCCGCGGCACAGGCATGACTGTATCATTGTTGGTATTGCTGGCAGACTGACTAGCATCTACTGTCACCCGCCCAAATTTCGCGTAGTATGCCTGCCCTAGATAAGCACTCGCCGCACTTGTGATAAAGTCCTTGGTCAGTCCTGCCGCCTGGATTGCCGAGAAAATACTGAGATTGCTGGTGCCAGTTGTCTGACTACTTACCAGTGTCCACCCGGTCGGCGCAGAGGGACCAGTCGCACCCAACGAAGCTATGTATGCTAGTAGTAAATCACCGTTCTGTATTGAAGTCGAAAAGCTAACGGTGATAGTTCCACTAGCAGAGAACGAGCCACTGGAACCCCCTGGCGTGCGAAGCGTTGGCATGAGACCTAGACGAAGATACCTGCCATGCGTCGCGAGAACGCACCAAGGTCACGCGCTGTATCCAACACATCATCGCCCTGGTAGATACGCGCCAACAGAGCTAGGTCAGACATACCACTTTTGAGGATCGCCACATCTTCAGGAGTGTAGTTGAAAGGTGGGTCCAACAACGTCTGGTCTGGCGTCTCGTCCAAATACTGTTTTAGCTTGAGCACCATTGGTGCCCACTGCTCGATCATACGGCACACCTGACCAGCAGTGGCATCCATCTGGTTCTTGTCTACGGGGTACCCGACAGCCATGCCCTAGTCCTCCGTAATGGTCAGGGCGTTAGCAGCGAATCTGGGGATGTCACCGACGTTCATTACTGTGCTGGTACAGTCACCCCAATACAGTTGGTTACCAGCGCTAGCGGCGTCCATGATAGCCCAACCGACGACCGTGTAGGCTGAACCAGTTACGGCAGGAAATGCGATCTCGATGTTGTTGGCTATAGACGAAGCCGAGCGCGTCCAGGCTGCTGCGGCTACCGCTTGTCGTGCATAGCCTGAGCCAGCAACCTCTGTACCTGCCGATGGATCACTAGGTACTACCGTATAGAGTGCAACGTAGACTGTAGATAGCGCTGTTAGTGCAGGCGCGGCACCACCCTTGAAGAGATGGTCTAACAAACGCTGTTCGAGGGCATCGGTTTTTGAACCAGCCATTGCTTCTCCTTACGCTGGTGGTGGCGGAGTACCGCCAGGATCGATTGACGTCATGACAGTTTGCAGATAGGAACGCAGTTCAGTGTCTACCATAGCGCCCTGTGCTGTTGCTGATGAAGGTGGTGGTACTCCGCCTGGATCAAGCTGCGACATCAAGTTCTGAACATAGGTGCGCAGTTCTGCATCTGCTCCAGCCATCGTACCAGCGCCGTATGAGATTATTACACGCTCGGAACCATCGAACGCATCCGTAAAGGTGACTGTATTGCCTCCGCCAGTCAAGGCATAATCACCATTTACGTAGGACTGAATAACACCTCCACGCGCTACCATCAACAGCATGATCGCAGTAGTGCTCAGGGTTACTACCGTACTACCAGCAGCAGGAATGAACTCCTCGTGCGCGCCCGTAGACGTAGCACCAGTCGCACCCATGACACCCTGTGGACCCTGAGCACCAGCGGGGCCAGTCGCACCTACAGGGCCAGGAATACCCTGCGGACCAGTAGGTCCACCAAGTCCAATAGGCCCTTGAGGGCCTGTGTCGCCTTTAGGACCGCCAAGACCAGTGGGACCAGGATTACCCTGTGGACCAGCAGGTCCAGCCGGACCAGGAGCAGTGCTGTCCGCACCTGTAGGGCCTCTAGGACCAGGTGGACCAGCAGGACCCGATGGTCCGGGCGGCCCAACAATAACGTCTTCAGCAATGCCGGAATTATTGACAAAGACGTTATCTCCATTGACGTTCGTTGTGCCGCCTACAAGATTGACGGTTATTACACCAGTTATTGGATCCTGGATAACTTCTAAACCAGCAAACTCCCCACCATTGCGGTCACTGTTCAGGCCATACCGAGCACGATATATAGTCGGCTTATCAAGTCTGGTCTTGAACAGGATTACCCATTTCCTCTTGGACAATGGGGCCAGGACTACTGTGTCGCCCTGAGTAAGCATGAGATCTTCAGGTATCAGCAGGTCACCCTTGGCTTCGTTGAAGATCATCGGCCCACCCAGAGAACTTTCGCCATCCATGGCTATAGTGATCTCTGGTAAGCTGGTCTGTACTACACCTGTCCTGAGTACTAGCCCAACGCCCGTCTGCGCATTCAGTTTGTCCTCCGTGTCTGCAATAGTACGGAGGACGTCTAGTAACTTCTGCGGCCCGTCTATTGTAGGACTCATACTGTTAGAGGAATCCTATTGATTACAGTTTGTTTCCAGCTAGGCCACTGTGGTCCTGGACACTCTGTCTGGGAAGCATCCTTGTGACCTTCAATGGTTAGCTTCTTGCCCAACTGCTTCTGGACCCAACCAATCGCCTGCCCCATCGCTGTCATCTGGGCATCATTAGGCGCTCCATTGCCAGCGAAGCAGATACCGACGTAGTGTTGGTTTCTACCAGGACCATTACTGTGCCAGCAAGCTACGGTAAGTTGATTCCCCAATACCGTCTTACCATCTGCTTCCACAAACAATGTGTATGCTATCCCTGGGAACGGCACTGGCACTCCAGGTTGCCCTCTTGCTGCCTCGGAAGTCTGATACTGTGCCACTGAGAATGCTGTGTCGCTTGACGAGCCAGCAGTGTAGTGCAGGGTTACACCGCTGATATCTGCTACATTTCTAGAATCGTAACTAGCCTCGTGGTTAGTGGGTAGTGATCCACTCATATCCACTGGTGCCCAACCTGTTTCTGCCTTCGTCCCAGCAGACATTACCAGCGCACGAACTTCTGCCATCTTGGCATCGAATACGCTCTGGGAAATGCCGCCACCAGCACCATCCCAGTTAGGATAGACGTGCCACTGTTTGAACCCTGCTTCACCACCACCAGCACCCTTCCAGACACCATAGGCAGCTCTAGCATTTGCAGGTGGATTCGACAGCACTTCCATACCACCATACGTTGACCAGTGGACCTGATTGATCTGCCACAGACCAATGTCCTGGGATGGGCTAGGTACAGACATATCGCAGTTGCCGCATTCGAAGAGACTGATGGTGGTCATCTTGATTGCATCGTCGCCAGGAGCAAAGCCTACACTGACTGCCAGTGCATAGCGATCTGGGATACTAACCGAACCAGACATCTTGGTCCAGTTTCTACCAGATGGGGCACCCGTAGTACCCGTAGTAGACCCAAAGAAACCACCAGCAGCAGCTCTCTGTGACTCCGACTGTGGTCTAGCTGCATACTCCTCTGGCAGCTTGTCTTCGATGTTCACCGTAAGAGACATCGAAGCCTCTTGGTCGGTTACAACGTGACTACCAGACTTGACGAAGTATTTGCCAACAAGACCAGTGATCTCGTCCTTGATGTGTACTGCATCACCAGGGCGCATGGTGTTGATGTTGAAAGTGGTGATCGTACCTGTGTTCTCAAATTTGCTGATCTTGTTATACAGTTTCATGCCCTGCTGCTCTGCGTTGGCTTTGTCGTTGCCAAGATCCAGGGCAACTTCCCCAGGGGCCTGCAAGTTGACAGACTCAACAAACATACCATACTTGTTGATCTCTGCAGAGTTACCAGACTCAATAATATCTTGTGCAGGGAACTGAAACTGTAGTGTGGGTATGCCAGCCAGAGCATCACCACCTTCTAAGAGACCAGCGGTACTCCCATCGCCATTACTGCCGCCCTTGTAGATCCTAACGACGTTGGAATAGTTCTCCATACTAAAGTTGTTCTGGCTCGAGAAGATATTGCCAGGGTTGTTCTCCCAGGACTCAGGCCCAGGGATAAACTCGCCGCGATGGAAGTTCCAGACGCCAGTTGCATCTACGCGGTTTACCAGTTCTATCTTACCGTCTTTCTCTTGCAGCAGAAACTTGGCGCTAGCATTGATGTCTCGTGTGTAAGACAACGCAGATACCCACATGTCCCACACGGTACGGTTCATGAACGGTTCGCGCTCTAGCTGTACGCCAGTGTCTGCTATATCACCTAGTGGAATGCCATAGTAAGCTGCCGTCCTGGTGATGAACTGACTGGCAGTTTCGTCTTCCAGCATAACGGTGTCTTTGTTCCGCATGATGTACCACATGACGTTGTAGCCTGTGGCTTTCAGCGTACCGCCGTTATCACTACTGATATTGGTAGCAGCAATGTAGATGTGCTTCAGGAGCTCCCAGTAGATCTCTAGACTGCTGCCAACTGGCCGTACCGCATAACCGTACAGCTTGACCCTATCACCTGGCTTGATCTTGTGTGCGATGTCCTGGATATGGACAAAAGTCAGACTGTAATGCTCGGCAGGTTGGTCAAGGTCGTAGTCCCACTGGATTGAAGACACCAGTTGCGATAGGTCCTGGCTTGTACTGGTATCAGCATCAACTACGACTATCTTATAGGTGTCTATCTTCAGATCAACTACGTTTGGTGTCTGGCTTTCAAGCAGAGGCATCAGCGTCTAATGCCGCCTGTTCGCGGTACTTCCACTGGCGTATTGGCTGGAACATTACCTGTAGACGGCGCATCTGGGTTTGGTGTCGGGTTCAGGATAGCGCCCAGGTCATTGAGAGGACTTGGATGGATAGGCGGACTGATAACCGAAGGTAGAACCCCACCATCAGGAGCCAAGATATTACCCTGAATGGTATTGGTCATTGTCGTCGTTGGACCAGCCGTAACTGGGATGTCCTTGTAGTATTTTACACCACTACCAACAGGAAGCTGAGAAGTGTACGGGTTATAGTTGTTGTCCGTCACCCACTGGTTCAGCTCCAGCATGCTCGCCATAGTGTTAGGTCCAGATTTGGCAAGTCGGAACACTGCATCTTGGAACGTCTCACTAAAGGCAGCATGCGGACCACCAGGATCTCTAATACCCTTAGCAGGTTGACCCTTGATGGTGTCCGTCTCAATGGTAATCGTGGTATTCCTTTGAGGACCAATGAACGGCGGTGGCACATCGGGATCTGGTTCAACCGTTACCGCCTCAGGGCTAGGATCTTGAACAGGAGGCGCACCTTCTTGTTGTGGTGTCAGATCTGTTGAATCTATGCCACCACCAGGACGCCGTGGGTCTTTATACCATCTGTCCTTACCAGCGTCTGGATTAGGTGAAGTAGATACTACTGGAGCACGGTACCTTTTGCACGAGATCGTGTAGTAGATGTCGTCGATCTCGCCAGCTTTGTGTCTGTAGTTGAAATTAGTGATAACTATCTGGTCATTCCAAATGCCGCCACCAACGATAAGCATACAGTTCATCTTGAACCGCATGGTCCAGATAATACGTGCTGTCAGGGACTTTGGGTCTTCTAATTCTGTAGGGGAAACGTTGCAGTAGTCCGAATCGTAGTGGCGCGGAAAGAAACTATCCCAACTGATAGTCTCCATCGACTGGCCGCCAGGGAGGATGATCTCCCCAAGCCCTACTACCCGAGGCGTCCAGTACTCATGGGTGAAGTCGGCACCAAACTCCTCAGGCATAACAGGGATCTTGATGTCGCCACCGTATGCACCAAGGATGGTGATATCCATGGTGCCACGCTGTTCGTAATCACCAAGCGTTGGACTACCATCGTCTTCAACGCATGGAGTCCATTCATGGAATACATTCTCGGTACCGTCTGGTGTAGTCGTGACCTTCGTAAATATGTTGGTACCACCAGCCGTACCTGCGCCTGGGACACCGTTGTGAAGCCAGGGGGCGTATCCTGGAGGAGGTTCCTTCTTGGTGCTTAGCCCCCATACGTCTGCGTCGGTACCAAGCCCACCAGTCTTCATGGTCCCATCGGGCCACTTGGGACCAAACTTCGGACCTACTACATCAAATGTGTCAAATTGGACGTCACCCTGCCAGTAGGTGCTCTTCTTCATCGTAAGACCCAGAGAACCAGGATAGTTCTCTGGATCAGTGGCGTTGGGGTCAAAGTAGGTAGATTCGTCTACCTTTACGGCATCGAAACCTTCGCCGGTCTCTGGATTCATTGTCATGGCGCAACCTGTCCAGTTTGACCGACTACCGAACCGCCAGTAGACAGTTGTCTCAGCATATCTGCCATCTGCCCCATCAATGCCCTGATGTCTGTGTTGCCATCCATATGCTCAACGGTCATCAAGCTCTGGATATTGATTACTGTGCCGCCACCAGCAGCTCCTGGTCCTGTACCTGTTCCTGCAGAACCCTGGATTGCCGCTATGTCTGCCTCTGTTACGGGGCCTTTTCCAGTGCCTGTAGAACCTAGCCCGTAAACAGCACCCAGAGACGGACCCATCGCCATCATTTCTTCTGGCGTCATCTCTGCCTTGCCACCGTACTTGCTGAGTACAGAGCCAGACGGACCTACGTTGAACTTGTTGGTTGCAGGATCCCAACCACCAATCTGGAAGTAGTGGCCTGGGAAGTTACCCTTCGGTCCAATGTTGACGATGCCTGGGATACCAGCCTGCGCATTGTTGGCTAATCTACCCCAATCAATGCTACCACCCTGGTAGACTTCGCTCTGCAGACCCATCTGGCCTAGTGCAGCACCGAGCGTAGCTACACCTCGGGTACCACCTACATTAGCTGGATCACCACCCTGAATACTGGTGACAATCGCGTATGCTTCCTTCAGGCTTGGGTTGCGTCCGTATGCCTTGGCGAAGAACGCTGCCGCTGCGGGACCACAAGCTGCCTGAGCCTGTTGATTTGTCAGCTCACCAGTGTTCAATTGGTCTGTAAAGCTAGCCGCAAGACCCTTGCCAGTCCCAGTACCTGTTGTGGTAGCAGTCGTACCAGAACCAGTTATCCCACTAATAGCTCCCCCACCACCAGCGCGGATAAGTACGTCTCTGATCTGGGTTAGCAGAGGAACAGCAAGACTATTGTCAAAGCCAGTTGCAAAGACCTCTGCCATTGCTACACGCTCTGGGGCAGCAGTATCATCCACTGCGCCAGCGCCTTGACCAGTGGCAGCATGGGTCATCTCCCAGAGCTTGCCACCAGCCATTCTACCAAACATACCGCCGCCAGCACCAAGCAAGAGACTCATGATTGGGCTAAGAACGGCTCCACCGATGAGCGCACCGCCCACACCACCGCCAACAGCACCAATGCCGCCACCAATGGCTTCCCATCGTTCCCTGTCGTTCTGGGCAGCCATGATTTCGGGTAGTGCTGTAGCGCCCGCTAGTAGAGCACCACCACCTAGCTTACCAAGTCCCTTGAGTCCACCAGCTAGAGTACCTGGTGTTCCCGGCTTGAAGGCTGGACTACCACCTCGGAAACTAGCCCATACCTGGAAAGCCTCCATGATATCCTTGGGACTTCTCAAACCACCATACGGTGATGGGATACCAGTCTTACCAAAGATAGGCGAAGAGCCAAACCGTCTTGCACCTGCGACCATTGCTGCACTGGTGATAATGGCTCCAGCAGCAGGTAGTGCATACTGTCCAATTCCACCGCCACCATCGTCACCACCAGCAGCCGCTCCAGTCAGAGCTGGAATACCTAATGCTAAAGCACGACTAGCTCCCTCGGGTACCCTACCCTTGGTGACGTAACGGATAGCAATCGCTTCGGCAACCATCTTGGTAAGATCGCTCTGCACAAAAGCCTTGAACATCTCTGGAAGTGTCTGTCCAATACCAGAGATAAAAGCTTCGGAGAATGCTCGTCCTGCCTCGACAAGAACGTTGTCCTTGCCACCCCTGAAGAAAGATGTAACTGCCTCGCCAATAAACTGTCCGATATCTCGTCCAACATTCTTTAGCTGTTGCTGCCCACCAGACCTGAACCAGTTGGTGAACGAATCCATAAACGCGGTACCCATCATCCGCATCTTGTTCAACAAGCTGGAATTCTGGAAGTCTACATTTGTAATCAGATTGGTGATCAGGTTGGTAATCGGATCAACACCAGCAATCATAGGAGCTTCGATGGATTCGAACAGCTTGGTCTTTAGAGCGGTTACCGCTGCATCCATCCTAGTTTGTGCGTCTGCAAAGCTCTTAGACCTCTGTTCCAAGCCACGGTTTACCGCACCACCCCTGCTAGCTTCGTAATCTTGCTGTGACCTTTGAAGCTGCTCTACAGAAGTGTTTTGGAAACCACGTACAGCTCGCATATCTTGGAAGTATGCCCCCATGAGCTGACTTTGTCCAGCTACACGTAGAGCATCTTCCTCGCCCTTGTTGCCCAGACGACGCTGATTGGCAACATATTGATCAACCATCGGGCCACGAAGGTCAAAGATCTTGCGCAACTGTACCAGGGTACCCAATGGCCCCTGATTTAGCAGGTTCTCAGGGGCAAGACTCATGTCGTTGCCCATACCCTGCCGTTTCCTGATGTTCTCCCAGGAAGACACCAGTTGCTTCTGCTTGCCAGTCATCTGGGACACGTCTTTGAAGATGTTGGCAAAAGACGTGGCTGCCTGTTCTGCTGGCATTGTCTGAGTCATTGCCGCAAAGGCAGCGAACGACTCATTCATAACACTCATCTTCTCTTCAGCAGTGGTGTACCGTTGGATCAATGGCCCCATCGCAGCGGTTACACGCGGGAGTGTTGCTTCCAACTCCGAGAACTTCACTGTACCAACATCGGTAATGGCAAACAGTGAATCGGACACATCGGCTACGTGTTCCATTGTCAGGCCATAGGTGGACATGACCTGAATAAGTGTGGTTGTAGCCTCTTTGGCATCTGTTCCAGTAGCGCGAGCAATACGTGCGGACTGGTTAGTAAGCTCAAGCGCTACGCTAGCATCGTAAGCTGCCCTACCCATCTGCTGCAATGCTTCTGTATTGGGCTTGATAGCAGATACGCTAGATGCCGCAGTCTGTAACAGTTCCTTCATTGATTCGGTAGCTACACCCTGCTGGATAGCTACCATCTGGACCTGTGTATTGAACGTCTTGAATTGGTCTTCACTCAGACCCAACAAGGCATTGGAAACACGCATCTGGTCCTGCCATGCAGCACCAACTTTGATAAAGTCAGCAAAGGATTCTACAGCTCTTTGGGGTAACTGTACAAGAGGCAGCAAAACAGAGAATAAGAGCATGGACTTCGTCAAGTCCATGATATTAGACGTCAAGCCACGTGTGGTCTTGCTGTGTTGGTCTAGCTGCGACCTACCCTTCTCGATATTAGCAACAAGACCACCAAATCCCTGCGAAGCATTGCGCATGACAGTGGACAAACCCTGTACGGCGCGAGAAGTGCTTGTTGTGGATGTGGCAAACCTACTCATTGCCGCTGAGGCACTGATAACAGTGCGCTCGACGGCAAGATACATCGAGGCTAGGCGGTCAAGGTTCCGCTGCCCGTTGATGACAACGTCGATAGCAGCTACAACTCTACGTACCGCCACTAGCCCAATCCCTTCGCTGTTCTGACTCTAGCCAGCATTCCCTTGATGTTCTTGGCAGATGATGCCTCGCTACCGCCGCCCTTGAACTTTCCGCCCGTGATGACAGACGCATAGACGAGCGCCCGCTCGCCACGCGGCAGGTTGTAGACTTCGTTAGGAAATCTGCCTGTTTCAATGAAGATCCTAGCTAGCAGATTGGTCTCTGGGTGCGCCTCAATCAGAGCTTTTGGCAACCTCCACGAGGTCTTCGTGGAACCCGCTTAGCTCGAGGATCGCGTTGGAGACGTAGAGCATCAGGCCAGGTTGGTTCTTGTAGATCTCCAAAATGAGGCGGTCTTCCTGCGACGTACGCATCTTGTATTTTGACATCACTTTGGAGTCTCTGTGATTAGGCGTTTTTACCCCATACGCCACCACCAACGCCTGGAATTTCTGGCCGTCCATCTGCTTCTGGAGGCTGCCAGATCCCGTGTTTTTTACCACACGGCTACTGCGCTCGATCAGTTGGCTGTGCTCAGGGCCTGTGAGGTTCGTGATAACCCACGGTGCCCTGAAACCGTACTGCGTCATGTCCAACTGGTCGTTGAACTTCTTGTCCGAGTCATAGGCGAGTAGCTCCTCCAGAGGATCAACTGGCTCGCCTTGGTACTCCCGAGCAGCTTCCTCTGGAGAGAGCTCCACGTTGACGTCGGGCCTCGCGGGAATACGCCGCATGGGGGTGCGGACGTCTGAGGCCTGGACGCCATCTTTGTTTGCAGTTACGTCTTGTGTAGTCATTGCCCGCTATTACCTTTGATGACTAGTTGCAGTCGCTGCCTTCGGTCTCCCACTCTTGCAGGTCGCCGTCGATGCAGGAAAGCATGTTGTGGTTGATGAACGTGAACGGAATGGCCTCTTCAACCAGTTCGTCCACCTGGAAACCGATCGGCACCTCCCAGAACTTGACACCGAGCAGCTCGACAACCTCAGAACCGAACGACTCTGGGTCATCCAACTCGTAGCGGATGAGAGCCGGGATCTGGCGGCTACGGCTGTGTCTCTGGTAGGCACCTACTGTGCGCAGGAAGTGGCTGGTCACCTTGAAACCCGTGATGGTGCCATCACCTGCTGTGCCAGTCGCCTTGTAG